CATCTTCGCTTAAATCAAACCCCAATCATACCGATTTATGCGGTAACTGTTTCTATTCATGGGATGGTTTTGTCGAGAGATATGACAGGAGACTTTTACCATGAAACTTAAATGTTTCTTCGGTCACAAGTGGAAACAGATTGGCAAGGCGGCATACATCCAAGAAGATGATTTGACGCCGCCGGTTTTAATGGCAGGGTGTGAATGTAAACGTTGCCGCGACAAGGAATTACGGAACGCTTTTACATTCGGGCGATTCCTGACGATGACTGCCCGCGATTATTGGGATGATGTTTATCACACGTTGTGGTATCCAAAAGAGGTGAAGCCATGATGCTGTGGTTTTGTCTCTCCACCAATTCCAAAGACTGCTTGAGATTGTGGCAGCAGGCCCACCATCCGGGGGAGCCGTGGACTGATTACAAAGAACCTGAAACGTATCGGGTGAAGCCAGCGGAAACGGAGCCGGACCCGGCAATCGTCAGGGAAATGAAGAAGAAACCGAATCCGAGTGCGGAGGCGAGGAAGTAGTGGACAGATGCCCGCTTCACAAGGCCAGATTAGACCCTGATGAAGATGGGATAAACCGGTGTGTTGTTTGCGGCAAGACTCCCGCACAGGCCAAGGCGATTGATAGAGAAATCAAAGAGATACGCCAGAAGCGGCATCATGTAATCTGGCCGGTTGAAGAAGAGCCGATTGTTCGGAAAGAGCGAAAGGTTGAATCAATCAAAGTCGAAATGAAACAGGAGGTCAAAGTGGAGACGATAGGGAAATATACCTGCGGTTGCGGTAGAGAATTTGAAACTCTGAGGAAAAGGTCGGCACACTGGCGTTCTTGTCCGAAAGCCCCGGCAAATTATCGGGGTGCCAAAGTGTCACAAAATGATCCAGCGGCAAAAGAAACGGCAAAAACGCCAGCGGAAAATGACAGAATAATGACGGCCTTTCCCACCTGGCCGGACATGCGGGGCGAACCCGAAGCGGTCAAGGTGGCCTGGCTGAATAATTACCATGGAGCCCGCGCCTAGTGCGAACAGCTGGCGGTGAGCTGTGGTACTCACCGGGGGAAATCCACTACACCCGCGAACAATGCGCGTTCATCATCCGCGACGCCTTCGAGGGCTGGCCGGACGGCGATACAGGGCAGAAATACGCCACGCTGTCGGGCAAACGGGTGAACAAACAGGTTGACTCTACCCTCAGCCTCGCACAGGGCGCACCCAGACTACCCGGGACGGCAGGCCGGGACAATATCTCAGAGGTTGAGGCGAGGCTAGCCCGCTGCGGCCCGTGGGCGGACGTGCTGACGGGCGAGTTGAGAGGCAAGCTGTTCAAAGAGGTGGATTTAAGCGAGTACTGGAACCCCGAAACGGAAACGGGATTCAGCGAGTACCTCAGCCAACCGGCGCGGGACGTGTTGAATTATATCAGCGGGTGGAATCGGCGGAAAATGAACTTTGTTCAATGGCGGGCTGATAGAGATTACCGCCGGAAAAACGATAAATCTATCGCAGTAAAATAATTGCTCAGGCACAAACCTATCAACTGTATTGACAACTCGTGGTATACTGGGGTGTATAAGAGCCGAGGTCTGAAAAGACCCCGGCCTTTTTGTTTGCCTCCCCAATTATTTCTTGCGACATAATTTGACCACGCCTTTCCTTTCGACATGCCCGCTCCATCAAGGGAAACTACCGTGCTGCCGGTCGCGCCTCCGAGTAGCTTAATTAGACTTCAACCCCTCCCCGTGTGCCCAGCGGTAGGTGTAATCGGGCTTAGTGATGGAGCGGGCATATTTAATCATCCTGGAGTTGCGATGCCAACCAAACCTCCCCGCCCCTGCGCCAAGAGCAACTGCCCCGAGCTTACCACCGATCGGTCCGGCTACTGCATCAAGCATCTCAAGGGCAACCGCCAGCAGTACGACAAGGACAGGGGCACGGCCACCCACCGCGGCTACGACGCGCGGTGGGCCGAATACAGCCGACTCTATCGCATGGAGCATCCATTGTGTGTCAACTGCGGAAAGCAAGGCAGGGTGGCAGCCAGCCACTGCGTCGATCATATCGTACCAGTCTCCGGCCCTGACGACCCGCTCTTCTGGGAGCCGAGCAACCACGAGGCGCTGTGCACACCGTGCCACTCAATTAAAACCGCCGCCGAAGACGGCGCGTTCGGCAACCGCCGGAGGTGAAGCCGGGGGAGGGGGCATCCAATCCTTGGAACCGTGCCTACTGCAAACCGAGTGCGCAACTCCGCGCGAAAAATCGGGAAATTGGAAAATCTGTCAGTTTCCATAACTCTACCAATTATTACACCCAAAATATTTAGCTATAAAGTTTGGTGAATAACATGAAAGGCCGAAAGCCCAAACCGCCAGAGGTCCACGAGCTCAACGGCAACCCTTCCAAGATTAAGAATCTCGCGGCCCGAAAAGCCGCTGCACCGAAACCTGATGTTTCAGTACCTTCCTGCCCCACCTGGTTAGACGGCATCGCCCGGACCGAGTGGCGCCGGGTCTGTCCGGAGCTTTCGAAGATCGGGCTTCTCACCCAGGTCGACCGCACCGCCCTCGCCGGCTATTGCGCCGCTTATTCCCGCTGGGTGCGGGCTGAAATAGCCATCCAGGAGAAGTTTGAGTTAATCAACAACGTCTCCACCCGGACCAACGGCCTGACCCAGAAGGTCGGCCGCCGCGGCCATATCAAAATGCCCGAGGTCGACATCGCCAAGGATGCCCTGAACCAGGTCCGCCAGTTCTGCGCCGAGTTCGGCCTGACCCCCTCCGCCCGCGCCCGCATGACCATTCCCGGCAAACCGGAGCAGGACGAGCTGGACAAACTGCTCAGCAAGGGAATAAATAATTGACGCCTCGCAGGAAGAAGTCCAGTTACAATCAAGCCGCCGCCGACAGGGCGGTTAATTTTATATCGCTCCTCAAACATGCCACCGGCGAGTATGCCGGCCAGAATTTCATCCTGGAGACCTGGCAGGAAAAGTTCATCCGGACCCTCTTCGGCACCCTCAACCCGGACGGTACCCGCCAGTACCGGACGGTCTACTTCTCCGTCGGCCGGAAGAACGGCAAGTCCGAACTCGGCGCCGCCGTCGGCCTTTATCTCCTGGTCGCCGACAGCGAACCCGGGGCCCAGATCTACTCCGCCGCCTGCGATCGGGAGCAGGCCGGCCTGGTCTATCAGGCGGCCGAGCCCATGGTCAAACAGTCGCGCAGCCTGGCCAAGCGCCTCAAGGTCCTGGACGCCCGGAAGCGTATCGTTTACCCGGCCGAGAACAGCTACTATCAGGTCCTGTCCGCCGAGTCCTACACCAAGGACGGCCTGAACTCGCACGGCATCCTGTTTGACGAGCTGCACGCCCAGCCCAACCGCGACCTGTGGGACGTGCTGACCACCTCCACCGGTACCCGCCGCCAGCCGCTCATCCTCATCATGACGACGGCCGGCTTCGACCGGAACTCCATCTGCTTCGAGCTTTACGATTACGCCTGCAAAGTCCGGGACGGCGTCATCGTCGACCCTACCTTCCTGCCCGTCATCTTCGAGGCCCCGGAAGAGGCCGACTGGAAAGACGAGAAGGTCTGGAAGATGGCCAACCCGGCCCTTGGTAAATTCCGCAAGGTGGACGAGATCCGGACATTGTGCCTGCAGGCCCAGGAAGTGCCCGCCAAGGAAATGACCTTCCGCCGCCTGTATCTCAACCAGTGGGTCAATTCCGTCACCCGCTGGCTGCCCATGGACAAGTGGGACGCCTGCAGCGGCTTTGTCGGCGAGCTGGCCGGCAAGCCCTGCTATGCCGGGCTGGACCTGGCCAGCACGACGGACCTGGCCGCCCGCGCCCTGGTCTTCCCGCAGGAGGACGGCAGCTACGACTTCCTGTGGCATTACTGGATCCCCGCCGACACCGCCGCCGCCAAGGAGCGCAAGGACAAGGTGCCGTACCGCGAGTGGGCGCGCCAGGGCTTCATTACCCTGACGCCCGGCAACCAGATCGATTACAAATTCATCCTCAAACAGGTCCAGGAGGATATGGCCGCCTACAACCTGCGCGAGCTGGCCTTCGACCGCTGGGGCTCGCAGAAACTGACCACCGACCTGCAGGAACTGGGCTTCTCCGTCGACCCGAAAGTTGACGGCCCCAAACTCGTCGCCTTCGGCCAGGGCTACGCCTCTATGTCTGCCCCGACCAAGGAGCTGATGAGCATCGTGTTGAGCGGCAAGCTCCGCCACGGCGGCAACCCGGTGTCCCGCTGGTGCGCCGACAATATGGTGGTGGCCATGGATCCCGCCGGCAACCTCAAGCCGGACAAGGCCAAGGCCACCCAGAAGATCGACGGCATGGTCGCCGCCATCATGGGGCTGGACCGGGCCACCCGCCACAACCCCGACGCCGGCGTGTCGGTCTACGAGACCCGCGGCGTGCTCAGTTTTTAACCGCTAGGAGGCTTTCATGCCCAACCCGATAACAGGTTTCGTGCAGGAGCTGGCGCGGGGTAATTTCAGTTTTAAGACCGCCCTGCGCAACACCATCCTGAAAGATAAGGCGTTCAAAGACGACGCCTGGTTTTCCGGCGGCGCCTCCCGCGCCGGCATCTCGGTCACCGAGACCTCGGCCATGCGCGTGGCCGCCGTGTTCGCCTGTGTCAACTGCATCTCCTGGGACCTGGCCAGCCTGCCTGTCATCACTTACGAACGCCTGCCGGAGCGCGGCAAGAAACGGGCGCCCGCCCACTCCGTCTATCATTTGCTCCACGACGAGCCCAACCCCGAGCAGACCGCCTTCCAGTTTTTGGCTTCGCGCCAGGTTGACGCCCTGCTCAGCGGCAACGGCTATGCCGAGATAGAATTCCAGGCCGGCCGGCCGGCGGCGCTGTGGCCGATCCCCTCCGGGCGCTGCCTGCCCATGCGCACCAATGACGCCTCCCACCAGCTTTATTACCGCGTTACCCTGCCCGACGGCACGCCCAAAGACCTGCAGCCCTACCGCGTCCTGCACCTGGCCGGGCTGAGCCGGGACGGCATCGCCGGCATGTCGATTATCCGCCAGGCCCGCGAGTCCGTCGGCCTGGCTCTGGCCCAGGAAGAGTTCGGCGCCAGCTTCTTCGGCCAGGGCACCAACATCGGTGCCATCGCCATTCACCCCAAAGCGCTTACCGAGCAGGGCCATAAGAACCTGCAGGAGTCTCTGGCCGTTCAGTCGGAAGGCCTGGGCCGCTCTCACCGTCTGATGCTTCTCGAGGAGGACATTAAGATCGAGAAGATGACCATCCAGCCCGACGACGCCCAGTTCATCGAGGGCCGCTATTTCCAGATCGAGGATATCGCCCGCATGTTCCGCGTGCCGCCGCACAAGATCGGTCACCTGCTCCGCGCCACTTTCTCCAACATCGAGCAGCAGAACACCGAGTATTACATCAGCACCCTGCGCCCCTGGCTGGTCAACTGGGAGCAGGAGATTAAACGCAAGCTCTTCACCCCCTGGGACGGCGACAAGTATTTTTCCGCCTTCCTGTTCGACAGCCTGCTCCGCGGCGACACTCTCGCCCGCTACCAGGCCTATCAGCTCGGCCGCAACGGCGGTTTCCTGTCCGTCAACGAGATCCGCGAGATGGAGAACCTCAACCCCATCGACGGCGGCGACGAGTACCTACAGCCGCTCAACATGACGGCCGTCGGCGAAGACGGCGCCGGTACCGCCGCTCCCGCCCCCGCCCCGGACGACCTCAAGCAGCAGGTGCTGCAGTACGTCCTGGAGAACATCGCCGACCGCGAGTCCCAGAACCTGACCCGCGCCCTCAAGAAGTACGCCGGCCAGCCGGCCGCCCTGGCCCGCTGGGCGGATGATTATTACCGGGACATCGGCGACTTCATCACCGAGCAGTTCGCCCACGGCGGCCAGCCGGTGCCCGCCGGCTTCATCGAGCGCTATGTGGCCGATTCCCGCGCCGTGCCGGTCTTCCAGAACCTGACCGCTTCTTCCTGGCGTGCCCTGCGCGTGCCCCTGGGGCTGCAGCGCGAGGCGGAATTCAACAAAAAATAAGGAGATTCCCATGAATGAAATTCGAAGCTCTTTGTGCGGCCAGAAAGAAACACGCAGCCTGCCCGAACTCCGTATCGTCCAGGAAGACGGCAAACCCAAGCTGCGCGGCTACGCCGCCGTCTTTAACAAAAAGAGTGAATTGTTGTACGGCTTCTTCCGCGAGACCATCGCCCCCAGGGCTTTCGCCGACGTCATCCTGAAAGACGACGTCCGGGCGCTCCAGAACCATGACCCGAATTTTGTGCTGGCCAGGAACAAGGCCGGTACGCTGACCCTGGAGGAGGACGAGAAGGGGCTGGCGTACGTCATCGACCCGCCCGAGACCCAGTGGGCGCGCGACCTGCAGGTGTCTATCAACCGCGGCGATATCAGCCAGTGCTCGTTCGCCTTCGAAGTGGAGGAGGACGAGTGGAACGACAAGGAGACCGAGCGCCTGATTAAGAAGTTCGGGCGGCTGTACGATATCTCCATCGTCACCTATCCCGCCTATCCCCAGACCTCCGCCAAGGTGCGCTGCGCCATGACCGAGGCCGGCCTGGACTGCAAGAGCCTGGGGGAGGTGCTGGCCCGCCGCGGCGCGCTGACCGATGCGGACCGCGTCACAGTCAATAAAGCCATCGACGCGCTGAGGACATATTTGCCGGCAGATGCGCCGGTTCCGCCGGGCGCTCCCGCTGCGGGGTGTGCGGCCGAGCTGGATATCCTCAAGCGGCAGCTTTGCCTCATCGCCCTGGGATAAACCGCAAATAAATTAAAAAAGGAGTCAACACCGTGAAGAACCTGGAAACCATCAAAGCCAAGAGGAGTGAACTCCTCGCCAAAGCCACCGCCATCGTGACAGCAGCCTCCACCGCCACCCGCAGCCTCACCGACCCCGAGAAAACGGAATACGACCAGCTGGTGGCCGATGTTCGCGGCCTGGACGATTCCATCCAGCGCGAGGAAACGCTGCAGACGCTCGCCATGAAACAGGGCGCGCCTGTCGAAGACGCCCGCGCCCAGGGCCCCGACCGCAAGAAAGAAAGCCGCGCCGCCTTCTTCAAGTATGTGCGCCGCGGCAAGGACGCCCTCAACCATGAGGAACGCGCCCTGGTCGAGGACACCGCCGGCCTGTACATGGTACCCGAGGACCTGGCGGCCGAGATCTACCGCGAGCTGCCGCAGCTTAACTTCATCCGCCAGATGGCCAACATCCGCCAGACCACCCGCGATAGGGTCGCCAAGAGGAGTGTGACCGAGGTGTCGATGAGCTGGGGCAAGCTGGAGACCGGCGCCCAGATCGCCGAGTCCACTCCCAACCCCTTGAAGGACTGGATCTATGTCGAGGACCTCAACGGCCTGTCCAAGATCGGCAAGGATGAGCTCATGGACTCTGACGACATCCTGGCCGGGATCCTCGCCGATTCCTTCGCCCAGGCCCGCGCCAACGCCGAGGCCGCCGCCTTCGTGGTCGGCCGCGGCCATACCTATGGCGAGCCGGACGGCGTCACCCTCGACCCCACCATCATCGCCAACTACATCGACCTCGACACCGCCGACACTATTACCCCGGACGACGTCATCGACATCGAGTACGCCCTGCCGGCGCAGTATAAGCAAAGCGGCGGGGCCTCTTTCCTGTGGAACCCTTCCACCGAGGCCATGCTGCGCAAGGTCAAGGCCACCGCCAACTACCTGTGGACGAACCCCATCGGCATCACGGGCGCCGCCCCTAAGACCTTCGACGGCTATCCCGTCTACAACTCCGACGCCATGATTGTCCCGGCCTCCACCAACACCGACCGCGCGATCGTCGCCCTCTACGGCAATTGGAAAGCCGGCTATACCATCGTCGACCGCATGGGCATGAGCATCCAGCGCCTCGACGAGCTGTATGCCGAATCCGGCATGGTCGGCTTCCTGGCCCACTTCCGCGTCGGCGGCGGCGTCGTCCGCGGCAACGCCTTCCGCGCCCTCGACAACAACACCTAAACCAGTTTCGTAAGGGCGGGTTTGAAACCCGCCCTCCCCACAATCCCCACCCAGATTTGACGGGGAGACAGAAGCCTCCCCCTATCAAATAAAGAAAGAGGTAAAAATAACATGGTTGCAAAATTGCATCGGGTCCACATGCCGAACATGGGCGAATCCATGGTCGCCCAGGGCTCGGGTTTTCCTTATCACCCTGCTTATGATTATCTGCCCGCCGGCTTCGAGGTCGGCGACGTCATCGAGCTGGGGCATAAGCCGTTCGTCCTGGCCAAGGCCGGCGGCGCCATTACCACCACCGGCATGGGCGCCAAGAACGGCCTGCCGCAAGGCGTGAAACAGTGCGCCCTGACCGCCAATGCCGCTGTCGGCGCCACCTCGGTCTCGCTCTTGACGGTGGCCACGGACGGCGCGCTCGATACCGGCGCCATCGCCGAGGACGAGTTCAAGGGCGGCGAGATCGTCCTGTTCAAAACTGGCACCAACGAGCCGCAGCGCCGGGGCATCACCGGCAATACCGCCCGCGTCGCCACCGGCTCGGTGGCCGTGACTTTCACTCTCGACTCTCCCCTGACCGTCGCCATGACCACCTCCGACGCGGGCGAAGCCATGCAGAACCCCTGGTCGCATGTGGTCCAGGATAGCAACATCGGGCACGCCGTCGTCGGCGTCCCGTGTGTTATCGCTGCCCTCGGCCAATTCCTCTGGCTGCAGGCGGGCGGCTTGTGCTTCGTCTCGCCGCAGGCCGGCGTCGGCGTCGCCGGCGCCACCGGCTGTTACTGGCGCCATGACGGCTCGATCGACACCACCGTCGGCACCTACGTCTCCAGCCAGTACGCCGGCTATGTGATCGCCGAATCGCTCACCAACACCCAGGGTGCGCCCTTCTTCATGATGGCGCGGCTGATCCCGTAACTTCATGGCTTTGGCGGCTGAGCCGATCAACCGCCTTATTTTATTGGGGGGATTATGAGAATCAGAATGATTAAAGACGCTGGGCCACATAAGGCAGGAGACACCCCGGACTTGCCGAATCATGTAGCTCAAGGCTGGATTTCAATGGGCCTCGCCATACAAGACAAATCCGTTGACGGTCCCACGGAAAACAAAGTATCCGGCCCCACGGAAACCAAAGAGATTACAACGCGCAGCAAGCGCAAGACGAAATAAGGGGACAAAGATGCCCACAAGTAAAACTCACGGCGGCCTCATCCCCACTCATTCCCACGGCGAGCACCGGGACGGACAGACCGATGCGTTGATTTCCTACCAGCAAAATCACGGCAACTGGTGGCTGTATTTCTTCGGGAATTGGGATACATGGAGAGTCAATTACTGCGAACATCACCGCGACGCCCGGTTGCCGGAGAGCTTCCGCCGGGGCAAACTGACCGTCCGCAGTCTGCTAACAACTTTGAGGCTGAAATGCTCTTAACCAAAGCCGAGAATGACCACTGGGCGAAATACTACGGCACGTCCTTCGTTGATTATGACTACTTCTGGGACGATGTATTTCAGCTTTACCAGAATAAGAATATAGGCTTGCCGCTTCTATACAATGCCCAGACTATATGGAAGCTCTTGAAACGGCTGGATTGCCCATCAGGCGCTTGCGGGAAGTGTTGCAG